CAAAATCAATTATTCATTCATAGTAGCTGCAAAAACATTATAAGAGAATTTTATTCTTATGCTTGGGACAAGAAAGCTCAAGAAAGAGGAGAGGACAAGCCATTAAAAGTAGCAGACCATGCATTAGATGCATTGCGATATGCACTACACAGTGAGTATCCATTTGGAGTAAAGAGAAAAGGAGTAATAACCAAACCTCAAGGATGGTGATGATATGTTAACAAGTCTAAATCAAATAGATATAGGACAGCCTTGGCCGGCAGAAAGTGAAATAGAAAGATTAAGACGATATGAAGCAAATAAAAACTTGTTTGAAGGATATCATGATTTAGTATTTGGAGATTGGGTTAGAAGATTGTATAGAGATGAATATAATACAGCAGTTTTTATTATAACTAACTGGGCGAAAAGATTATCAACATTATGGGCGGATTTACTTTTAGGAGAAAGGCCAAGGATAACAGCAGGAGAGCAAAAATCAAAAGAGCAGCAGCAATTAGAAAAAATAATAAACGATAATGATTTTTTCAATGTTGCTTACGAAGTTGCTTTAGATATTTCAAGATACGGAACAGGTATATTTAAGGTTAGATATGATAAAAGACCAATTATAGAAGCAGTGCCACCTTCTTTATGGTTCCCAGTAGTTAGCCCTGACAATATCAAAGATGTTCAAGCACATGTTATTGCATGGACGTTTGAAATAAACGAGAAAACAATATTCAGTGGACAAAGAAAAAGAACATTTTTAAGAGTTGAAATACATGAGAAAGGCAAAATAACAAATAAGCTTTTTGAACTTGATAATGGCGTTATAAAATTACAGCTGCCACTTGCAACATTTTATCCTGATCTACCAGAAGAGCAAGAAACAGGAATTGATGATTTTTTGGTTATTCCTGTTCATAACTTAATGACAAGTGATAGAGCTTATGGGTTAGACGATTATCAAGATTTAGACGGAATTATTCAGGAGTTAGAAATTAGGCTTTCTCAAATAAGTAGGATCCTTGACAAACATGCAGATCCTAACATGTATGGCCCTGATACAGCACTTGAACAAGACGAATACGGCAATTGGTATGTAAAAGGTGGTGGTAAGTACTTTCCGATAGGACAAGGCGAAGAACCACCAGGATATGTAACATGGGATGGGCAACTTGAAGCTGCATTTAAACATATTGAGCAACTATTAGAGCAATTCTATGCGTTAAGTGAAACAAGTGCAGCTGCATTTGGACAACTAAAGAGCGGACTTGCTGAGAGTGGGACAGCTTTAAGACGTCTTATGATGGCACCACTTGCCAAGGTTAATAGAATTAGAATGAGGTTTGATTCTGCAATTAAAAAGGTATTAAACATAGCAAGTCAGCTTGATGTTAATTTAGGCAAAGGTGTTAAACTTGAAAATATAAATATCGCTTGGAATGATGGATTACCACAGGATGAAAAAGAGCAGGCTGAGATTTACTCAACATTAGTTCAGAATGGATTAGTATCAAGGGAGACAGCATTAAAACATTTGTTTGAGTTTGACGCAGAGACTCTAAGAGAAGAATTATCAAAAATAGCAGTTGAAGCTAATCAAGAAGCTCCAGCATTGTTTAAAGTTAACTTGCAAGAAGGTGAACAAACAGGCGGTGAAGAATAATGCCTTATGATGTTGAAAAACAAATACAGGCTTTGGTTGAAATATATAGACAAGGTTTTATTGAAGTATTGAAGGTGTTATTACAAAAGGAAGCCAAAAAACAAAATACAGTTTTTTATAAAGACCAACTTAAGCAAATAATGCAAATACTCAATCAAATAGATAAGGATGCTGCAAAGTGGATACAAGAAGTTATACCTCAAGTTTATCAAGATAATTACACACAAGTTTTAGCATACATAAATAAAGTAGGTATGCAGAAAGATATTAGACCAGAATTTGCTCAAATACATCAAAGGGCTATAGATGTAATTGCACAGAATATGTATGATAATTTAAGGCAAGCAACACAGTTTGCAGGTAGAAAAATAAATGATTATTATAGACAAGCAGCACTGGAAGTATCAGCTAAAAAATATTCATCAGGTCAAACTATAAAAGACATGACAAAGGAGCTACAACAAAAATTACTAACTCAAGGATTAACAGGATTTAAGGATAAGTTAGGTAGAGAGTGGCGATTAGATAGATACGCAGAAATGGTTGCAAGAACGACAACAGCGGAAATAGCAAGTGTTGCGACATTAAATACTTGTGAGGAAGCAGGAATTGACTTAGTAAAAATGACAACACATTATCCAACATGTGAAAAATGTGCACCGCTACAAGGGAAAGTATTTAGCATAAGCGGTAAAGATAAACGTTATCCAAAGCTTGAAGATAGATATAGGCCACCAGTTCACCCTAACTGTTATTCGAAAGATACAGAAGTTTATACTATAAATGGTTGGAAATTAATTAAAGATGTTCAAGTTGGGGACGAATGTTTGTCTCTAAATCCTGAAACACTTGAAATGGAATTTGTAAAGGTTATTGATACCGTTAGTTATAAAGCTGAAAAACTGATCCATTTTTACCACAAACATTTTGATATGATGGTAACATTTAATCACTTGTGCTTGTGGCAGAATGATGAGGCAAGAAAAAAATATGGACTAAATAAAGGATGGCGTTTTATTGAGGCACAAGAACTATTAAACAATAATAGCGGTAGATTTTTAAGGGTTGGGTATTGGAGAGGTAAAGACATTGGGAAAATTAAAATTGGTAATTTTGAACTAACAGGTGAACAATATGCAAAGTTAATGGGGTGGTTTTTATCAGAAGGTTCATGCGACCATAAATTAAAACGCATTCAAATAGCACAAAGCAAAAATAAAAATCAACAGAAATGGTTAGAAATTAAAGATTTATTGGACGAAATAGGTTGCAGTTATTCTTATAATAACGAACGTTTTGTAATCTATTGTGGTCTATATGACTATTTCAAGCAGTTTGGTAAAAGCTACGAAAAATATGTGCCTGATGAGATTAAAAATGCGAATTCAAAAATTATTAGAGTATTTTTAGATACTTTTAGGAAAGGAGATGGTAGTGAAAGAAAAACAAATAAATATAAGGATGGTAATTTTGATAACGAAAAAATTTACTTTACCTCATCCAAAAGACTTGCTGATGGGATAGGAGAGTTAATACTAAAAGTTGGTAAAAGACCTTCATTTTATTTTGCAAAGAGAAAAGGAAAACTTATAGGATTTAGTAATGGTGAATACGAAATTAAAACAGATATTTGGATTATAAGAGAATGCAATTCAGAAACATCAGCTTTAAGTAATTTACACAGAGAAATCATTGAATACAATGATTATGTTTATTGTGTAGAACTTGAAAAATATCATACTTTGTATGTGAGGCGAAATGGGAAATGCGTATGGTCGGGTAATTGCAGGCACTCGATTCATCCTTATGTTAGAGAATTTGACGATAATGCAGAAGAAACAGAAAGGTTTAGTAATATATCTTTGAGTAAAGATCCACGCAACGAGAAAGAAAAAGAAGCATACAAAGAAATAAGGGATAAGGTAACTATTCAAAGCAATAGACGTAAAGCAAGGGAAGTATTATATAATGAAAATGCACCATTATTAGAGAAGATAAAAGCTGCCGAGAAACTAAAAAAGAGTTATGAAAAAACGGGAACAAAACCTGTTGGTAAAGACGCAAGTATAATTAATCAACACAAAGAATATATAGAAAAGTTAAATTTAAGTAATATAGTGAATATAGATGAAAAAAGTGGTATAATAACAATACAAGGAAGAAGAATACCAAAAGAAGCTATTCCAAATGCAGTTATAGACCTAAAAATTGAGGATAAAATTATACAAAGAAGAATTTTTGACAATAAAGGATTTCCTAAATTAGATATAGATTTGACAGACCATAATAAGCCATGGGCACATGCTAAACCACATGCTCACGATTGGGTAAATGGAGAACGTAATAAAAAGTGGCGAAAATTAAATGAAGATGAATATAATTCAATAAAAGATTTATTGGTTGGTGATGAAGATGGAATATGATAAGTATGATAGTTTAAAACAATTAATTGATGACATAAAAGAAATAGGAGAAATAATCTTTAGATATGGCAAAAAAGAATATTCGCTTAATTATGATGGAGAAAAAGTATATATAGCTGAAAGTTTTAAACAAGAAACAGAAAGAGTTTTTGATAGTATAGAATTATTTTTAAATGAATTTACATGCGAAGGGAAAAAAATAAAGGATATTTTTAGAGAATTAAAAATTGTATTCCATTAATTGTTTTCAAGCACTTGCAAAATGCAGGTACTTTTTATATTGCCCTTTTTGGTATTGCAGGGCCTAAAGAACAAGACCGCAGCTGGAGCCGACCAGCATAAAAGGCAAGTGGGAATAAAAAAAGGAGGTTTGTGTTATGGACTTAAAAGAACTATTAGGAGAGGAACTATACAAACAAGTAAAAGAAAAAATAGGGGATAAGGAGCTAATATTAAACGATGGCTCATATATCCCAAAGGCAAAGTTTGATGAGATTAATGAGCAAAAGAAGCTTTACAAGCAGCAAGCTGATGATTTAAACAATCAACTTGAAGAAATGAAAAAACAAGCAAAAGGCAATGAAGAATTGCAAAATCAAATTCAGGAGCTCCAAGCAAAACTTCAAGAATCAGAGAATAAGATTAAAGATGTAAGCCTAACTGCAGCAATAAAAATGGCTGCAATAAAGGCAAATGCAAAAGACCCAGATATTGTTTCAATGCTCATTGATAAAACTAAGCTTAATGTAAAAGAAGATGGTTCCATTGAAGGCCTTGATGAGCAATTAAAGTTAGTTGCTGAATCAAAGGCTTTTTTATTTGGTGAGCCGCAAACAAAAATAGGTAGTGGCTCTAATCCTGCAGGAGGAGCAAATTCAGCAATTAAAAACCCATGGTCAAAAGAAACATTTAATTTAACAGAACAAGCAAAAATTTTAAGAGAAAATCCTGCATTAGCGGAACAACTTAAGGCTGCAGCAGGAGTAAAATAAAGATAAGTAAGAGGAGGAATAAGTTATGGCTATTACAAAAATTCAAGATGTTATAATTCCAGAGGTGTTTAATCCTTATGTAATTCAAAGAACAGCTGAACTTTCAGCACTATATCAAAGTGGTATTTTATCACATACACCTGAGTTTGACAGATTAGCTTCAGCAGGAGCAAAAACAATAAATATGCCATTTTGGGATGATTTGACTGGTGATGATGAAGTTTTAAGTGATAATTCAGCATTAACACCAGACAAAATTACTGCAGGTCAAGATGTAGCTGTAATATTGAGAAGAGGAAAAGCTTGGGCAGTAAATGATTTAGCAGCAAATTTATCAGGAGATGACCCAATGAGAGCAATAGCAGATTTAGTTGCAGGTTATTGGGCAAGACAAATGCAAAAAGCATTATTATCATTACTTAGCGGAGTATTTGCTTCAAATTCAATGGCAGGAAATCTACATGATGTGTCAGCAGCAACAGGAGATGCTGCAAAATTTACTGGAGAAACATTTATAGATGCTGTTCAAAAGCTTGGCGATGCAAAAGACAAATTAACTGCAATTATTATGCATTCAGCAGTTGAAGCTTCACTTGCAAAGCAAAATTTAATTCAAACTGTTCAACCTTCAGATGGTTCACCATCAATTAAAACATATATGGGCAAGAGGGTTATTGTTGATGATGGATGTCCATACAATAGTGAAACTGGTGTATTTACAACCTACATCTTTGGAGAAGGTGCAATTGCATACGGTAGTGGTAATCCAGTAGGATTTGTAGCAACAGAAACAGATAGAGATTCACTTGCTGGAGAAGATTACTTAATCAATAGAAAGACATTTATATTACATCCAAGAGGAGTAGCATTTACATCAGCAAATGTTGCAGGGTCATCTCCAACAAATGCAGAATTAGCAACTGCTGCAAATTGGAACAGAGTATATGAGAACAAGAACATTAGAATAGTAGCATTTAAACATAAGATATGATAATAAGGCAGGTTTAACCTGCCTTATAAAATTTTAATAGGAGTGGTATAATGAGTGTAACAGCATTCAATAGAGTAAGAAGATTAAGGAGTGAAGAACAATGGCACTCACAGAAGGAATTGACAGCTTCTGCACACTTGAATGGGCAGAAGAATATTTTAGAGGGAAACTCTACTGCGACGAATGGACAGGATCAGACCAAGGAACAAAAGAAAAGGCTCTCAAAGAAGCAACAAGACGAATAAATAGACTAAGTTTTAAAGGGACAAAAGCTGAACCAGGGCAGATACTTCAATTTCCAAGGATAGTAGTTGGTGTTGGACAAAAAATAGGCTTTTTTGGAGTAATTGAACAGCCTACAATTCCAGACGAAGTTAAAGCCGCAACTTGCGAAGAAGCTTTAGCATTACTTAAATATGGGAATAGTGCAAGGACTAAAGCACAAGAACAGAATGTAGTTAGAGTGACTTTTGGTGATGTATCAGAAGAATATAAAGGGTATGGGAAGCTACTTAGTAAAGAAGCATTAGAACTATTGAAGCCTTATATTGCTGGGGCGGTGGTGATTAGATGAAGGATTATTTTAATCAAAGGGTTAAATGGTATAGGAAAACAGGTAATAATGCTTATGGCCAACCTGTATATGCTCCAGCAGTTGAAATTAAGTGTAGATATGAGGAAAGAATGAAGCTTATAAGAGATAAGCAAGGGAAAGAATCAGTATCGCAAGGAGTATTTTATCTAAAAGAAAAAGTAGGGCTTGATGATAAGCTGGAATATGAAGGTAAACAATATAATGTTATGAATTATTTAGACACCGTTGATTTGGACGGTGTTTTTCTTTTTAGGAAGGTGTGGGTATAATGAGTGATTATAAACTTGAATGGAAAGGTAATTTAGCAAAAGAAATAGTGAGAGAAGCAGCAAAAAAAGCCTTATTAACTTGTGGTGCTGATTTGCAAGGTAAGTCAGCAGAACAATCTCCTATTGATACAGGAGATTTAAAAAGAAATTGCAGTGTAAGTCCAATTCAAGATAATAATGGAGAAATGACTGTAATGGTAGGTTATGATTTGCCTTATGCACGAAGGCAGCATGAGGGATTGCATTTTAAACATCCTAAGGGTGGAAAGGCTAAATTTTTAGAAGACCCATATAAAGAAAATGTAAAAAAATATGAAAAGTATATTGCCAAATCTTTAAAAGAAGTAATAGGTGATTAAGATGCTTTTAGATGAAATAGGAAGTTACCTTGAACAAAAAGGAATAGGGGAAGTTGGAGAAGATGTATTTTTTGCTCAAATTCCAGAAAACCCAGATAATTTAATAGCTATATTTGAAACAGGAGGTTATGAACCTGAGCTATTGTTCGATAAGGCAATTGAATATCCTACTTTCCAAATATGGGTAAGAGGATTAGATTATGAAGTAACACGCAATAGAGTTCAATCTATCTTTGAGCTTTTACATGGGAACACAGAAATATATCCTCTTATTGAAGCTATGCAAAGTCCTACTTGCTTAGGTTTAGATGAAAATAACCGTTGGGAGTTTAGTGTGAATTTTAAAATAACAAAATTATTAGAGGAGTGATAACATGGCTATAAGAACAGGTCGAAAAGGGAATATAAAAGTCAAAAATGGTGCTACATCCGTTGCAATTGCTAAGATGGGAAGTTGGAAATTAAGTATTAAACAAGGATTAATTGATGCTTCACATTTTGGCGATGATGGATGGGAAAGTTCAGTTCCAGGAACAAAATCATGGTCATGTGATATAGATGGTAGTTGGGATGTAATGGATGCATCAACAAATCAAAAATTATTGCAAGAAGCATTGATAAATGGAACAGAAATTGAACTTGAATTATATGTTGATGAAACTGAAACAAATGCAAAGTATACTGGCAAAGCATATATAGAAGAAATAAGTATAGATACTGCTGCTAAAGACTTAATAAAAATAAGTGTAAAAACAAAAGGTAATGGGCCATTAACAATGCCAACAGTAGCTTAGGGCATAATGGCCCTTTTTAATTAAGATGACTAAAGGAGGATAAAAATTATGGCAAGAGAAGCGAAAATAATAGAGTTTGCTGGCAAAAAAATATCTGTTAGAGAAATGAAAATAAAAGAATTAAATCAAATGTTTGAAATGATAGGAACAGATATAGAGAAAATAATTTCAGTAAATGGAGTTATAGATTTAAAAAATTCCTTGATAGATATTTTAAAAGATAAATTACCTTTAATATTTAAAGAAATAAAAGAAAGTGATATAGAAGAAGCATATCCAAGCGAAGTTGAAGAGCTTATAACTGTATTTATAGAGCAAAATTTTTTCGGATTAAAGAAGATATTTGGGTTTATGCTGAAATTACCGCAGACATTCTAATAATTTTTGCAAGGGAATTAGGATATAAAAAACAAGACATAGAAGAGTTAACGGTAAAAGAGTTTTATGAAATTTTGGAGAAGCTACAGATGGAAGTAAAACGCTCAGAATGGATAAAAATGCGAAGGTTTGCGTTTTTAGCTCAAATTATTATAAAAGTCTTAACAGGAGATAGTGTGGAAATAGACGAACTGATAGGTGAATATCCAATTGAAGAAACAGAAGAAACAGACATTGATAACGAAACAGCAAGGGAATGGATAGTATGGGCCAAACAAAATGGACTTGAATATAAAAAAATAGGCAATAAAATTGTTATATCTGCCTTCTAAGTTTAAGGTGGTGATAAAGTGGAAGTAGGTAAACTTTGGGTATCGCTTGGATTAGACAAAAGTAAATTTGATAAAGGTTTGGATGAAACCAAAAAACAAGGTGGGGGTCTCGGCTCGTTTTTAAAAGGTGCATTCCAATTTACAGTAGGTCAAGGAATGTTTGAATTGCTAAGAAATGGAATTAAAACTGCTTGGGATACTTCTATTGGTTTTAATTCCGCTATGCAACAAAATCAAATAGCTTTTGAAACAATGTTGGGGTCAGCTCAAAAAGCAAAAACATTCCTTGCAGGTTTGCAACAAATGGCAGCAAAAACACCTTTTGAATTAAAGGACTTGACTGATGCAAGTAAAAAGTTAATGGCATTTGGATTTGAAGCTCAAAAAATTCCCGGGATGTTAAAGGCAATAGGCGATGCGTCATCTGGACTTGGAATGAGTGGAGCAGAAGGCTTAAACAGAATAGGAATTGCTCTTGGGCAAATGATGGCAAAGGGGAAAGTTTCAGCTCAAGAAATGATGCAATTAACAGAGGCGGGAATACCTGCATGGGACATTCTGGCAAAAGCTATGGGGAAATCTACAGCAGAAGTTATGAAATTAAGTGAAAAGGGATTAATACCTGCGAAACAAGCTGTAGATGCATTAGTTGTAGGTATGGAAGAAAGATTCCCAAATATGATGGAAAAACAGTCAAAATCATTTGCCGGACTTATGTCCACTATAAAGGATAATATAAGTATAACTTTGAGTGAAGCATTAAAGCCGGCATTTGATTGGATCACAAATATTGGTTTACCAAAAGTTTTAGCAATAGTAGAAACTTTCCCGCAAAAAATCAATGAAATTAAAAATTCAATAATACAAACATGGAATCAATTAAACAATAATCCGGTATTTTCAATTATAGTAAAAATAATAAAAGATTCACTGCAAAGGATATGGAACAATATTCAAATAATGTTCGGGGCTTTAAAAAATTTTTGGAATGAACACAAAGTATTAATAATGACTGTAGTAGGAGGTCTATTAACATATTTAGTAATGTTAGTAGATTCTTTTTTTAATGGATTAAAAAATATAGTTCAAGGTGGATTAAAGATTATTGATGGGATAATTGACTTATTTACAAATTTATTTAAAGGAAATTTTAAAGGAGTTTGGGAATCAATAAAACAAATTTTTTCTGGGGCAATACAAACGATTATGGGTATAGTAGAACTATCATTTATTAGTCAACTATTGAAGAAAGTTAATGGTTTGGTAGGAAGTACAAAGAACATAATACAAAATTTTTGGACTGGAATCAAAAATATATTCTCAAATGGTGTAACAGGTGTCATAAGTGCAATAAAGAACTTAACAACAAGCATAATTAATAACTTTAAAAACATTAATTTATTTGAGATAGGTAAAGACATAATAACAGGACTTATTAAAGGGATAACAAGCATGGCTGG